CTTCAAATTACTCATGAGTAGAATGAGCGACTAGACTGCTAGTCATTAAAATTTCCTTGTATATATCACACAACGGGGTGAGCGCCATTAAGGGATGGAACCCATATTTCCAATATGATCGGGCTTAAAGCCATACGCATTGACCATGCGCGAGGTAACGGGTTAAGTTATAATATGAGTATCATAAAGCCCGTTGGTTTGGAATAACCTAAATACAATATTGAGGCCATTAACAAAAGTCAATCCAGTATTTGTGATGGTAACTGTCGAGTTATTGGCAGTAAAATTACCAGAACTCCAATATTGGTTACCTGAGGAGGTAATATTAACATTGTTTGAGACAGATACTCCGGCAAAAACCAAACTACACACTCCAGAGACTGTTGTGGTTGCTTCAGAAAACAAATAGTACCGATAAGAACTACCTGGTATGATATTTGTCATTGTTAGCACTGTAGTGGCTACCGATGCTCTAATACCGTTGAGAGCGAAAGCCGTAGTGTGAATGGTCCCCCAGGGCGTACCCGTAGTGGGGGCTGATCGGATCATTTCTAGTATAGAACTATTATTAGTTAATGAAAGTTGCTTCTTATAAAAAGTTATATCATAACTAACCCATAATTCACCAACTACTACATTATCCGAACTCATTCCCAATGTGGCTATTTGAAAATTACCTAAAGTTGTCATGACTAAGGGAGTGTTAGCTCCGGAGGAGCAATAAAAGACCTTGGTCGGTCTCTCTGATGAATCACACTCAATACCATGGAAAGCCGATGAACTAGGAACTGTAGAGTTACTGTAATCAGCTTGAGCCATTTCGACTTTATTGACATAGGCTGCATCTGTTACATCATAATCCGTCGCCATTATCACTGAACCAAGAGCCTGGGTAGCACCATTGAAGGTTGAGGACGTAGTCCTAAACTCAAAAATGATGCCATGAGGTTCCCATTGCTCAAACTGGTGTGCGAATCTTGACAACCAGGGGAATGTCAAAGGGTTAGTAGCGTTCAGAGGGAAGGATTTATTAAAGAAATTAATAGACCCAGTAACCTCTCCGAGATACTCCTTTTCGGTTATCCGAATTCCTCTCCTGGTGTTATGGAATACAGGTATAGAAGTGGATCTTGAATCTACAGATAAATTGGGTATGAGAGAGTTAGAAGTTAACTCATAATCTCCACCACCAATCCAAGAATCCACGGCAGAACCTAAGGAGTTTCCAAGCCCACCAAGTCCAAACGCAGAGCCTAACGCCCCACCTAGAGTGGAGCCTAACCCTTTAGCAGGTTTGGATTTGGATTTCTCGATCTTCTCGAGACGCCTATCTATATCATTAACCGCGGCTAGATTGGCCACCGCGTAATCACCCTTTCCTTTGACCTGGGCTGTCTGAGGTCTTCGTTGTCGTCGAGTCTTCTGTTTCAGCATTGAAAATATATACAATTGAGAAAAACAGGAATGAAAAAGCAAAAAGCAAACTTAAATCTATCTTATCAAATTTATGCCAGACTCGAGAACTACTGGCATTCGGCCCGGACAAAATTCAACAACTCGATTATCTCAACCTTATTTGGGTGCGAATCAATTTCTCTTAAAAAAGAATTATATCGCTCAGCCTCAAATTCATTGAGTAAAAGATTGGCTGTCATTTTATCAATATTCTCGGGACACGAGCCTTCACTCGTAAAAACGCGCGAACAAAAGGAAAAAGAACCATCATCACAGAATTGCGACTCAACCAGAAGTCCCATATCACAATGGAATTTCGAGGAGGATTCTGTGAAAGCACCAACATTATCATCTCCGTTACTCTTCTGTGTAACCAAAAGAGAAGGGGACCCATGAAAACCCAACTCGGCTAAGGAGCAACGAGTTATAGTGTTTAAAATATGAGTTAAGAGACAACCACTTGTCATGATGCTATGTGGCAGGGTAATAATGCTACCATCCATTAAAACAACAGCTGGGGGTTTTGAGAGGATTAAAAGAGATTTAGAAATCAAATCCGCAGTCACATCATCCGGCTTGAAGGCCTCGATGATTGCTTCAGAGAAGGCCAAATAAAACTCCTCCCTAAAAGTGTACTCCCAGGATTTACAATCATCAGCGCCTAGCTTACTAGAGAAACTAGAGACGACTGAGTGGAATTCCTTTGCTTCTTCAAAATTAATACCTATACTAGAGCCAGATAGTGGGTCACACCATTGACTAGTTATGGAGATTAACAGATTATGAAATAACAATGCAAGGCTTAATCTATCCACCACGCTGTGAGCGTAGATGTTTCGAGCTATTTTAGCCTTCTTAGTGAATTCACGCTTAGTAAATATCTTGGGATGATAACACAAACCTTTCTCAAAACATTCATGATAAGACATGGATCTTATAGCCTCATACGAAGTGTTGCGCAACGCATGGAGGCGTTGCTCAAGTAAACGACGTAGAAGAAGTTCATCAACCATAGAGTTCAGAGACATTCCAGCCGCCTGAAAAGGCAAGCCTGGGGTCTTCTGAGGATCTATAGTAGAGTAGACTATTGTCCAGACCTTATCAGATAGTGGAAATAAATGCTGGGAATTCGTTAACCTAACACCCAAATCAACACTTCTTTGTAAAGAGAATACCATTTGTTGTTTTAAGCTTCCATACATGAGCTTATTAAATTCTAAGACTGAAGGGGAAAATCTAACAGCTTCAACTTTAGATAAATAACCCTTAAGAGCAGCTAACTGAATGTTGGCTGAATCTATGGGGAATATCTTTTCGTTGAAGTCCTTGTACAGAGCCTTTAATGGCTCTGTGGTTGGGAGATTGTTCCTGAAGAATTCAAGGCTTTTCGAGCTCGTCTTGCCTGGCGGCGGGAAACTTGCTGTATACCTGGATTCTTCATCGTCGTAGCCAATGGAGACGGCATAGTCGAAGGTTGTGGAGCTGCTGGCGTTTTCGCTTCGCCACGTTCTTTTAAAGTAGAACTTTCATTCTTCCTTATAGACTTCTGGATTGCACCTCTGGCCCTATGAGAGTCAGTGACGCCTTCAAGCTCAGCGAGGGCTAACAACTTTTCAGAAAGTTTTCGCCGACGCTCTTCTTCTTCTTCTTCGTCTTCTATTAAATTCCAATCTTTTCCTCTCAGCGTTCTAACATAATCTTGTGCTCTGGTAACAACGGAATCAATATCATCATTAATTTCCTTGAATACCCTTCTTCTGTAAACTTCAGAGACGTGCTCTTTCTTATCAGAGGCGGGTATTTGGTCGGATTCCTTTCTAAATGAAGGCAATTCCTTAATGGAAGATTCAACTTTGCCAAACCATGATCTATCAATTGTCAACATCAACGAAGTGACGGCCCTATTGAATGATTGTGAGAAAGACTTCTGCGATCCTAAGTGCATGGCTACAACCTTACCATTCTGGAATAAAGGTAGTCCAGAATATCCTTCAATTGTATCAAATCTATGCGAGATGATTGAGGGAGACTTTGTATTGTCTGTTCCCATTTTTGCGGTACTGAGGTAGCAAGTATCAGCATCAATTGGGACGTAAAAGTTGGCGTGCATGTGTTTAGAAAAGATGTCAAATTTAGCCCTCGCGACTCCAAGAGTGGAAAACACTTGTGGTTTAAGGACTAAAATGGCTACATCTTCAGCGTGATAGTCAGGAAGGTTTTTGTATTGATGACTCAGAACTTTAATTGTTATCCCTGATAAATTGGATAAAACTAAATCTTCCCCCATACAAGCTTCTAACACGTGTAATGGTAATGTTAAATTACAATCTGAACTACGTATTCCAAAACCCAATGGGAGAAAGGCATCATCTTTAAAAATTCCTACTCTAACCAGAAAATTACAATTCTTAGCTGCATGAATGGGAAGTTTCGGCACTTCACCTAAGATTGATTCGTTACCATAAACAACAGGGGTTGTTAAGGTTAAGAAAAGGTGTTTGAAGAGGCGATAAGAGACTGACATGATAGGAGTTAAAATTCGCAAGGAAAAATTTAACAACCTCCACAGAATGTAAAAAGATACAAACTGAAAGAGAATCACTAGTAAGACTCCATAGCCAACACCAAGCCTAGGGACCGAAACCGGGTTTAAACAGATTGCTCCAGGGAAGTAACTTTGCAACCCAGAGTCATCGCAACCCTGAACGAACATCCAAGTTTCATCAAAACCCATCAAAAGACCGATGCGGACTGCAAAGGCTGGATTTGAAAGGTGGAAAAGTAACTTGGAAAACATTAAACAGACATAATCGAAGAGATTACTCAACTTCTGATTAGCCAGGTTAATGATGCAGAGAAAAGCAACTAGTGCGTTATCTCTAACATAAGAAACAAACTTATTCTGAAAAATCATCTTAATCTATTTCC